GGTAGGTGTCGGACAGCGCCGCGTCGCCGCCGGCCGCAGGCACAAACGCGCTGGCGGGGGTGTTCTGCATAATTCGCGCTGCTTCCCGCTGCGCCGCCCCTATCTCGCCTTTCGGTGCCAAGAAGGTGGCGCCCGCGTCGTAGCGGTCAAACACCAATGCAGCCGTCGCTCTTTTGGCAGCCGCAGCCGGGCTTTCCCCCTTGGCAACCGACTGATAAGCCAACGCTTTAGCCGCTGCGAATTCTTCGCGCAAAACGGCTTGCGCACCGGGACCGGCTTGCGACAGGATACGCGCATAGGGCTGCAGCGCCTGTTCCACTTTGGCGTCAATATCTTTGGCGTCGGTGTCCAAAATGTTCTTGCGCAAGTCAGGGCCAGCCTTTAATGCGTTGGCTAATTCGGTGCGGGTGCGTGCGTCGCTTGGCGCGGTTAGCCGGCCAATTGTGGCGTAGCCGGGAGCTATTTTTCCGTGCATTTCGCCTAGCACTTCTGCCCACATCGGGCCGAACTGCTTTTGCAAACTTTCCATTTTGTTTGCCGCTTGCTCCGGGGCCAAGCTGGCTACGTCCGCTACCGTTTGGTCAATTAGTGATTTTGGCAGCAGACGCGGCGTGTGTCCCGGCCCGCCAAGATCCCGTTGGGCTTCAGTGGCAACCGTCGAATACCTGCGCACGGCTTCCGGGGCAAAATTTGACTGTACCATGGCGTCAAAGGCTTTACGTGCCGGGTTAGAGTTTTGCACTGCGTAGCTGGCCGGGTCTTCCTTTAAAGCCCGGTCACGTTCGCGCGCGGCGGACTGCAAGGCTTCCATGTAGGCTGCGTCACCTTTGAAGTTGCCGGGCTGCGCAATTGCTGCCTGCGCTTCTTGCATCTTCTTGGTAAGGTCGGCATAAGGCATACTGCGCACCTCCACCCGCGCGCGCCCGATGCTATCGGCGCTTTTGATGGCCGCAGCTAATTTGGCGTCGCCGCCAGCTTCCCGCACTGACAGCCCGTTTTCTACGCCGGCCGCGCGTTCGGCAATGCGTTCGCTAACAACAGCAGCACGTTGTTGCCTCTCGGCGTTTTCGTACTGGCGGATGTCCGTGTTAAGCGCGTTCAGCGCCCGCCCGTATTGTTCACCGGACAGCAATTGCTGCCAGCGGTTGTTGGTTTCTAATTCTGACTTTAGGGCTTTTGCGCCGCGGCTGTCACTAATGGAGGCAATGCGCGCACCCAGCGCCATGCCAGGCAATACGTGGCGGCGTTCTTCAGACAGGCGCTGTCGTTGCGCTTCAGTCAACCCGGTCAGGTTTAACCCTGCCATTAGATTTTGCTCTTGCACCATCAAGGCTTCAAGCTGGTTCGGGTCTTTTTGCACTGCAATAGCGTTTTGGTCAAACACTGTTTTGACTGCTGACTGCGCTGCCGCACCAGCGCGGGACGACTGCAAACGCATGGCGTTGTCAATCAGTCCAGCGCGCATGTTGTCCAGATCAATTTCAAGTTGCCGGCGACCCATCGGGTGCTGCTGCCCGACAACGGCTTTGTCTTTGAAGTCCTCAAACTCTTTGGTAAACTGCGCCACAACGTCAGGCGCCTCTGCCATTGGCTTTTGAGCAGCGTTATCCAACCACGTCAGCCACTCGTTTCGCCCTTTTGCCACAACAGAAGCGTTATTGATATTGGCGTCACGTTCTGCTTGCGCTTCGGCAATGCGTTGCAAACGCTCGGCTTCTTTGGCACGGGTTTCTTGCCCTTGCATCAGCAATTCGGCGCTACCTTGCATGGCCCGCCCAACGGGAGCCATGTCCACAAAATTCGTGTCTTCAACACCGGCACGCCGCCCGCCGGAGATGGCACCCGGCTGAATGTCGGCACTACGAGTAGGCAGTCTTGGCATGGTTAATATCCGGGGTCGTCGTAAGAACTGACAGAGATACCGCCAGTGCGGGTCAGCCTGCCTTGGTTCATGTTGTAAGCCGCAGCACCGCCTTTAAGCAGTTCGCCGCCGGCCTTCATGTAGCCCGCAGTCCGCGCGGCCTTGCCGCTGGCCGTGTCCAGATTGGCCGTATTCACAAAGCCACGCGCACGCTGTTCGCCCTGGTAGACCGCGTATTGCTTCTCCAGTTCGCCTTGTGCCGCTTGGTCGCCCAGCACGTCCAGCACCGAGCCGGAGTCTGCCGCGCCGCCGCTCTTGCCCTGCGCCGCCCGAATGGAACCCAGCCGCAGCGCGTTCTCACGTTCAATCTGGCTTGCCTGCGCCGCCGCGTCACCCCGCGCAATCTCGGCGTTCTGCATACCGACTGCCGCGTTGAAGTCTGCAGCGGCCTTGGCAGCGTTACCCTGTTGGATGGCGCTGACCGCCTGTACGCCAGCGCCAACAGCCGCCATAATTGCCAGCGTGCCGGGGTCTTCGCGCAGCCCGTAAGCCGGGCCGCCGAACGGATTACCGGCTGGAATCTCAAACGCCCAAAGTTTGTCTGCCCGTGACATGCTCTACCCCGTAATCCTCACGTACCCCGTGTGGTCTTCCCCTTCCGGGCCGAAGCGTTCCATCCGCTCAGTCTCCACCCGGAACCCCAGCATCTTTGCCCACTTGTGGCCCAGCGCAAAATCACGCCGAACACTGATCTCCAGCCGCCCTTCTACCTTGGCCATGTGCTTTACCGCGGCCATGGTAATGAACCGCATGTACTTGCCACTGGCCTTGTTCAGATACATCCATCCTTGATGCCGCCCTGGCCAGTGCTGGATCGTCCCGCCGCACGCCACCGGCGTTCCGTCAACCACTGCCGTCCAACTGTTCTGCTTCTCCAGCGCCATCAGGGTTTCCACATCCAACGGCATGAAACCGCTTTCCGGCTTCCCCGCTCCCACCAGCCACGCAATGTGCCAGCGGCGAAACGGCACCACTTGTCTAGTCCGAGACATTGATCTTCGGCATGATGGCCAGCACGGTTGCCGGGAACGGGCCGTCAGCCCGCCAGTAGACTTGCCCACGCCTGTTAAAGTCGTCTTCCATTCGTTCGCTGATAACGTCAGTCACAAGCGCGGTTGCCTCACCAAAGTTTTGCCCCCATGTCGTTGCAAGAATCTCAGTTAGATTAGCAGAATCCGGGCCAAATTTCAAGCCCAACGTATCCATCAGCCAAAACCCTACAAGGTGAATTCGCTTAGTTTTGCCCTGCGAGGTGCCATCCTGCGACCCCCCTTCCAGTGGCATGGTCTGCCCGTCGCTTTGGTAGCTGTAACCCAGCGTGACGACCGTGGCGGTGTGGTTCAGGGTGACGGTGCCATTGGTGACGGTCACGGCCGGGTGCTTGGCGCCGTCCACGTAAGGGGTGATGCTCTGCCCTTCCAAGTGCCACAGGCCCGTCACGGTGCTGCTGGGCGACGCGTTGGTGATGGTGTAGCCACAATCCAGATGGAAAGCGTCAACCTGCGTGTCGCCGTATTCCCAGATTTTGCTCATGTATTCAATGTAGCGTTTGGTGGCTCCATTGATGTAACGCTTGACTACCATGTAGAGTTCATCCCGGCTGGCGGACGGGTTCGGCACCACGGCCACGGATTCGACCAGCGGGATGGCGGTGCTGCCGGCGTTGCTGTAGCCGCCAAGTTCGTGCCGGTGCCAGGCCACTACGTCTTGATCGCGCTCGTAGGTGAAGCCCAGCAGCACGCCGTCTGACCGGACAGCCCAGACAATAGCCTGCGGCTGGGTCTGGTAGGCCAGTTCGGTGATTGACGGGCGGGTGATGTGCTCGGCCAGCATGGTCATGTCAGGGGCTTTAAAGCCATCGACTTCAAATACGTAAGCCAGTTCCCGCAGCTTGCGACCCGCGCGCTGGACGAACAGCACGGCGTTGCCCGCGGACACGGGCGCCACATCGGCGCTGCCGTGGCGAGTGGACGGTTTGCCTGTAATGTTGGTAGGGGTAATGGCTTCGTTCAATGCCGAAGGCTTTACCTGCCATTCGCCGCGGGTGGTGCCGACCAGCAAGCCCTTCTCGTTGGTGGCCAGCCACTTGACCGCATTGACATCATCTGCGTTCAAAGTGAACGACACGGCGTTGTCATCTGCCACCACGCCCGCCGTGCTGGTCGGGGCGAAGTTGGAATACAGCCCGGTCTTGGAGCCATCAATACGCTGCGGCGACGTGGCCGAGCCAGCAAAGAACAGCCGGTCTTCATGGAACGTGGCGCAGGTCGGGTAGCCCGTGGTGTCTGACCACAGGCCCATGCGCCAGTCGGTCTTGGAAGTGGCGTCGGTCAAGGTGCTGTAGACATGCCCAATCACCACGGTAGTCGAAACGAAGTGGACGATTTCAACGTAGCCCCAGACAGAACCTTCCCGGATGCGGATCAACCGGCCAACGTCGGTGCTCAGAAAGCCTTGCCCGCCGTTGATGCCAGTGATGGCACTGGCCGTGATGAACGGGTGCCGGCTTGAAGTGCCGCCGCTGACGTAGGCGTTGGTGTAGACGGAGCCTTGCAAGTCAAAGTCGTTGGCATTAATTCGGGTGACAACCCAGTGCTCGTTGGCTTCAGTCGTGCCAAGCACGTTTTCAATTTCGGTGCCTTCGCCAGTCAGCAGGCCGTGGCCCGCCGCCGTGATGCGGATAAGACCTGAACCATTATTTGCCGCGTTAGTAATGGCGACCGGCGTGCCATTCGTTGCGGTGTCCGGGGTCAGGGTCGTGGTGCCGGTGTTCATTGACTCATACGGCCCATCGGCAAACGTGATGTCAGCCAGCGTCCAGGACGTAGCGGACACACGCACCAGCGTTGCCGGCGGGAAGTCGGGGTGCAGAATATACAACGTATCGGCAGATTGGACGATACGCAGATCAACCAAGTCAGCTTCGGCGTAAGTCGTCGTCACCTGGTAGATTTCCGCCACCGTGCCGCCGGACGACCATGTGCCATAGCCCGTGCTGTTGACCGCGGTGCCATCGCTGTTGTAGAGTTCAAACGTATTGGCGCCGGTGTTGATGTTGGTCACAACGAACTCGCGGCGGTTCACCTGCGTCATACCGACAACGCCAGAGACATACACACGGTCGCCGTTGGCGTAAGTGTCGCTGCCAGAATAAGTCAATACCGCTGTTGCGGCTTTAGTGATGCCGGTGATATTTTGGCCGGTTGCCGTCAGCGGCGCGTTGCCGGTAAAGAACCGGATGTAATACTCCCCAAACTCCAGCACGTAGGTCTGGGTGACGGAGAATTGAAACGGGAACAGGCGGCACTCTTTGTCGTGATGCCGCGCCTGCTGTTGGTAGACGGTGCCGGGGCGGCGGGTCCACGCGCCCTGGGTCAGCGGGATGGCGTTCTTGCAGACTTGCAGACCATTCTTGTACTTGGCGATGTCTTGCCGGCCAAGCAAAAGAGGGCTGAGTTCGCCCGCGTTACAGGTATTCTGAATCAGGCTGGCACGGGCCATGTCAGTACCTAGCTGCCAGCCACGGGTCTTCCGGGAACTCCTGTGCGGCTTTCTCAATCGCCCCTACGCGGCGGGCTTCTGCGATGTCGGCCTTGTAGTCGTCCTTGACGCTTTCCTTGTCCGAAGTGCTGTCCGTGATTTCCTTGGCGCACTCCATGGCTAGGCGACCAGCGAAGGCTTCCACAAACAATGGGTCGTAGTAGTTCGGATCTTCAATGCGGGCGATGTATTTGATTTCCAGCGGTGCCGCATCTGTGCTGAGAATGTAAATGCCCTCGATTTTCCAGTCCACCGCAGCGCCCGACTCGTCATCCCGCAACAGGCGGATGAAGTCGTTGGGCAGGCCGTAACGGTTATAGTCGCCCCACACCGGGTCGTCGCCATCGGCGGCGATTGAATCGCGTTTGATGGCGAAAGACCAGTCGTAGCGGCGCAGTTCTGCGTCACGGACACGTTCAAAAGCCGCGTTCATGCTGCGTGCGTTTGGCGTGTCCTGATCCAGACTGGAGATGCGTTTCGCGCCCAGCTTTTGCAAGGCGCGATTGGCAATGGCGACATTACTAATCGCCATGGCTTCTACTCAGCTTCCAGATCTAACGTGATCCCAATAGTGTTGTTGACTGCCAGCGGCGTCCAGGCAGCAAGTGCGCGAAGCACCACTGTGAACTCGCGTTGCGCCAGCGTCTGCCCTTCAAAGTTGAAGTGGAAGCCGTTGGACCACGGGGCTTGGAGCACGTTGGTCGCCAGCGGCTGAACCAGATGCGCCATGACCGCTTGGAACTGTGACGTGCCTGCCGCAACGGTGCCGAGCGGCCCAGTCCAGCCAGTGTCATCAAAGCGAAACGCCGCAACCGCTTTGGCGCGAACGCTTGCCTCAAACGGATGGGTGACGTTATCACCAACAGCTGCCGGCGCGTCCGGCGTCCTGAACAGCAAAAGTTCTAAGTCGCAGACAGTGGTGACTACATCACTGGAAGCGGCCGTCAGGTCTATGGCTGCTGCGTAAATGCGTCCGCGGGTGAAGCCACTCATGTCAAACGTGGCGCGGACAACAGACCCCGCAGTTTGGCTGCTGCTTATTTCATCACCGGCACCGTATGCGCCAGCAACGCACGGCACAAGGATCGAACTACGCTTACGCATCACTTGCATGACGGCTCCTTACGACGCAGCCGTTACGGGCCACAGTTTTGCGGTCGAAATACGATCGTAAACGATTTTCAGCTGGGCCAGCAAACGCTGCTTGCCTTCCATGCCGACAAATACCGTGTCATCCCAGTTGAATTGGCAAACACTGGCGTTGTCCAGCGTGCCGCCGGTAACGTCAAACGTAACATCGTTGCCGTTGACGTGCGGGCCGTTGGTGCCGGTGACTTGAACAGAGGCTACTGCCATGTGCTTCTCCCGAAAAAGGAACCCCGAGGGCCGAAGCCCCCGAGGTCAGTCGCCGTTATTCCGGCAGAACGTAGTCCACTTCCATCAGGTGCGCAATACCTGCACCCAGTGCCGTCACAACCGTCAAGGCGATGTCAAACTCAACATCAGCCGTGGCGCCGGCGGTGCCGACGGCCGTCACATAGGCGGTTGCCAGGTCGCTTGCGCGTTCCAGGGCGGTCTGCGTCACGTCGATCTGCGTGCGATCTTTTTCAGCGGACATCACATACAGCGTGGCGAACACGTCGTCATCAATGGCGATGCCGTCGGTGCGATACAGGCCGCATTTGACTGCGCCCGAGGTCGTGGTGGCGCCGGTCAGGAAGATGCCGGTGATACGCGCGCGCGCCGGAAGGCGAACGAACGTGTACCACTGACCAGCGGTGCCGCCGGTGAACGACGCAGCAGCCAGATAGCCTTGCGCCGTGCGGTGGATGCCGCCCTTTTCCAGCTGGTTGGTCTTGACCGCCGGGCTTGCCGACTGGTCGGTAACAACTTGCGAGCTTGATACGAGTGCCATGTCAGCTTCTCCTTAGATCTGGTCGTCGCACTGGATGCGGATTTGCTTGCCCAGTTGCGTGCGGGTTGCGCCGAGGGTCATGGCGAGGTAGACCTGGGTTGCGTAACCCTTGTCTGCGCGCGGGCCAATCTCAGCCCGAACTTCGTCCCACATGCCCAGATGCATACCTGACTTGAGCCACAGCGGGATCAGGCGGTTGCCGGAGGTAATGGTCAGGCGCTCAGTGATGATGAAGTCCACACCCATGAACCGCTTGACTTTGCCGTCCACCAGAACTGCGCTGTTACCGTAGTCCTTGTTGACGACTTGCATTTCCTTCAGCAGCGCATCGTGCTCGTAGCTGGAGATGGCGCCGTAGACGGACTCGTTCAGTTCGCCCTTGTTCGCCAGCATCAGCTTCTGAATGGCCGACTGCAGCTTGGCCACGTTCAGCGCCGAAGCGGTGCCGCCCGTGTTGACGCCCACGTCGTAGGTGCCGGAACCCAGCGTGCCGAACGACTCAGAGGTCGTACCGTTCTCGCCGGTGTAGTTGGTGCCGAAGATCGCGGCCAGGATGATGTCATCCTTGACACGCTGCATTGAAGCGGCGCCGGCCATGGCATACGGGCTGGTCAGTTCAACGATGGCGCGCAGTTGGTCTTGCTTGTCAACCAGCGAGGCCCATTCGTAGTCGGTCGGGAAAACCCAACGCTTGTCTTGCGAGAGATCGAGCAGCGGGGTGTCAGCGTGACGGCTGGTACGCTGGACAGCCGTAGCGGAACCAAACTGTTCGACAGTGCTGGCGGCTTTGCCAACGTAACTGCCAACGGTGACGGCACCGGCAAGGCGGGAATCGGTTTGTTGCAGCAGAAGCTCTACGTTGGCCTTGTACTGCTGTACTGAGGCAACTGTGATGTTATCCGGCATGATTTACTCCGTAAGTGTTTAATTTCAAGTCAGTTTGTCCAATCTGGCTGGACTTCGCCGGCTTGTCCCTTACGGGGGCCATGCAGGTCAATCACACTGCGGGGGCTTTCACCTTGTCCGCGCGACTTCCCTACAACTCCATATTACCACACTGCACGCTACTTTTTCCCAGGCAACCCCAAAGGCTTAACAGGCTCCCCTTTCGGTGAAGAAATAATCCAATTAAACCAAGCACTTGCAATTTCAACTACCCCTTCGGCCTGCCCTTTGAGGTGGACCGTAGGGGTTCTGGCTGCGGCTTCGATGCACCGCAGTTTGATTTCGCGTTCGTCCATCACTTACTGCCCGGGTACATAATGGAAAAAAGTTTGTTCTCTTTTTCCTGCGCCATCTTGTGACCGGGGTGGCTCTTGTCCTTCAGCGCGGCGATATGGTTCGGGTCGCTGCGCGCGGTCGCCAGTTGGTTCTTGGCCTCGTCCGGGGTCAGGGTGGTGCCGAAGTCGGTGTTCTTGTTCGGCGTGACCAGCGTGTCTTCGCCCAGCTTGCCGCCCATCTCGGCCAGCAGTTTGTAGGTGCCGGCGTAGCCCAGACTCTTTTCAATGGAGTCAATTAATTCCGGCGTGAAGCCCAGCGTGGTGGCGGCGGTCTTGGCCCGGTTCATCATCCGGTCATGCCCGCCACGCCATTCGTCCAGCAGAGATTGCTTGTCGGCCGCCACGTTCAGGTCGTAGTCCTTGGCTGCCTGTTCGCGCGCGGCCGTCTGCATGGTGTTCCACTCGGCCACCAGCGTCTTGGCCTGGCTGTCCGTCACGTTTGACTTGTGCAGGATACTCTGCATGGTCTTGGCAAAGCCCTCGTCCGCCTTGGCGCCTTTCGGCAGGCCAACAGTCATGTCATATTTGTCCGGCGACTCGGGCAGGCCCAGCTTCTGAAACACGGACTTGACACCTTCCGGGTCGTCCATGCGCGGCATGGTAATCAGGGTTGACGGGTCACGTCCAATCAGTTTCTCGACTCCTTGGTAAGACTTCACGATGTCCGCCGGCGCGGTCCAGCCTTTGTTGGAGATGTAAGCGGCGGCGTCCGGGTCGGTCAGACCATGCCACGGGGCAGCAGCATCAGGCGCAGGGGTAGATGCGGGGGCGGGTGCAGGGGTAGATGCGGGGGCGGTGTCGGTCATAGTCCAAGCTCCTTCAGTCCATTGATGAAATCGTCACAGTGTATCTGCTCCATGCACTTGGAATCGCCGTACGGGCAATTCCGGAAATCATGTCTGCTCATGCGCCACTTCGATTGGCAACCGGTACACTCCAAGTCACGCGGGCCGACGTAACGTATCTTGTAGCTTGGGTCGCCGTTGCGGGCGATGAACCGGTGGCGCGGTATCGTCGCCCCCATGGCGTAGATGATGTTGGTGTCGGTCGTCCCGGCCAAGTGCAGCGTGCCACCGTCAACGCCAACCACCGCTTCCGCGTAGCCCAGCAAGTCGCGTAGTTCCAGCAGCGTCGTTTTCTCCCGCAGATCAATGCACTCTACGCGCAGGGAAGGCGGCAGCTTGTCTACTTCGTCAATGATTGTGATTGGCGTCAGCACGCCGCCAGCTTCGGCTTGCGTGTGGCTGGTCTTGGTGCCGA